TCAAGTGCTGCGCTGCTGCTCTTGCAATTGATTGGTTCTTAGACCTGCTCTACATCTTGCCTGTCAATGACTCCAAAAGAATCGTAGATTTCATTATTTCTAAAACCCCTCTGTAGGAAATTCAAATATGGGTTGGCTGATCTTTCAGGTGATGAATGCGGGGGCAAGTGCTGATGGCAGATGAACGCCTTGCCTTGGTGGACAAAATATTTGCCTTTTGTACATCTCCATTTCGCCTGTTCGCATTGGTGCTAATGGCCGTGCTTACTTTTGCTGGCTACTTTGTATATACAAACCAAGAACTTTTGATTGGTGCATACAAGGAATCAAAGAAGATTCCAACGATTGCAGAAGACCGCGTAGAAGACGCGGCGGCTCACTTGTTCAAGCAGACAGGCGCTGTTGTGGTCGCGGTGTTCAAAGTAAATAGCATGTTTGGCACTCGCATCCTCCACAGGGCGTACACCAGAGAGGGTCGGGAAAAGGCTATGGATGGCCTTGACGTGGGGTTGTTTACGGCCAATCAATCCAACAATCTGGACGTGGTGAAGCTCCTTTCAAACGAAATCCCGTGCGGCGAGTACACCAGCGCACAGTCAGAGATGGGGATTTGGTATATTGAGAAGGGCGTGGGGTATACCTGCCGTATTTCAGTTCCCCCAGAACCTGGCAGGTTTGTTGGACAAATCACAGTCGGGTGGGCATCACCTCCAGATAATGCAGAAAAGACGAGAGCAATGTTGCAGATAGCCGCCGGAATGCTGGCAAGGAGCAGACAATGAATCCAGAGCTACAAAAATACTATGAAGACAGGTTTGACCTGTTCTCCCGCCAAGGCTGGGCTGACTTGATGGAGGATGTTGACAACATGCTCATCCCGCTAAACAATGTCTCTACCATTGCGGACGAAAAAAGTCTACAATTCCGCAAAGGCGAGATTTCTATTCTTATTTGGCTAAAAACGCTTAAAAGCGTCAGCGAACAAGCATACGAGGAACTCAATGAAAAGAATGTATGAATTTGTCTGCGATTGCGGACAACGCACAGAGGCGCTGGAAGTTTATGAGACTACCACTGTGCTGTGCAGATGCGGGGGGTTTTCCTCCCGTGTCATAAGCGCTCCGTCATTTAACTTGGAAGGGTGGTCTGGTTCTTTTCCGTCAGAGCATGGAAGGTTCGAGAGAAAGCACCGAGAAAAGTTAAATGCAGAGCGTAAAGCCAACTCATAAGCGCAAGCCGAGTTGAATTATCCTACAACCGTTTTGGCAGGAACATAATATGTTGATTGATGAAGAACAAGAGCCGCTAGGTGAACTCGAAGTCGAGGAAAAAAAATCTACTGAACTTCCTGACAAGTACAGGGAAAAAAGTTTGGAAGAAGTTGTGCGGATGCACCAAGAAGCTGAAAAGCTGATTGGCAAGCAAGCCCAAGAGGTGGGCGAAGTCCGTAAACTCGCTGACGAATTACTCAAGCAAAACCTCAGTTCTAAGCAGCAACAAGTAGAGGTTGAACCGGAAGTTGACTTTTTTGAGAACCCTCAAAAAGCAGTTCAAACGACGATTGATAAACATCCAGATGTTCTCGCGGCTCGACAAGCGGGTCAAGATTTCAAAAAGATGCAGATTCAGCAGAGGCTAACGCAAGAGCATCCTGACTACTCCCAAGTGGTCAACGATACTGGGTTTCAGGAGTGGGTGAAGTCTTCACCTATTCGCTTGGGACTTTATGCAAGAGCAGATGGTGACTTTGATTTCGATTCGGCCAATGAATTGTTGTCCACTTACAAAGAATTGCGCGGCATTAAGGCCAAGGAATCGGGGCAAGCAGAGACTGCTGCACGAACCAAGACCATGAAAGCAGCGCAAGTTGATGTTGGTGGCTCTGGCGAGAGTTCAAAACGGGTCTACAGACGCGCCGATCTTATTCGTCTCAAAATGACTGACCCTTCGCGTTATGAAGCACTTAGTGATGAAATACTCACAGCTTACGCAGAGGGTCGTGTTCGATAATTTAACTGGAGAATTAACATGGCATATCCTACCCCAGCGGTAACAGTAACTACCGCAGCAACGTTCATCCCCGAAATTTGGAGTGATGAAATCATCGCCGCTTACAAGAAAAATCTTGTTCTGGCGAACATCGTTATGAAAATGAACTTTAAAGGTAAGAAGGGCGATGTGGTTCACATCCCTGCACCTACCCGTGGTTCAGCTTCAGCAAAAGCGGCATCTACTGCCGTTACTCTGATTGCCGATACTGAGACAGAAATTCAAGTGTCTATTAACAAGCACTTTGAATATTCACGTTTCATTGAGGACATCGTTGAAGCACAAGCCCTGAACAGCTTGCGCCAGTTCTACACTGCTGATGCTGGCTATGCGCTAGCCAAGCAAGTAGACACTAGCTTGATCCAATTGGGTCGTGCATTTAACGGTGCTACTGTCGGCACTAACGACTATGCAACAAGCAACACATCCACCAAGGCTTTCATCGGCTCTGATGGCACAACTGCTTACAACAGCACGACTTCCAATGCTGCCGCTCTGACTGATGCTGCTATTCGCCGCACCATTCAGCGTTTGGACGATAACGATACTCCTATGGACAATCGCTTTTTCCTGATCCCTCCATCCAGCCGTAACACGCTGATGGGTCTGAGCCGTTACACGGAACAGGCTTTTGTGGGCAATGGCAATGCGATCCGTACTGGTGAAATCGGTAATCTGTACGGCATCCCTGTGTTCACATCTAGCAATGCTGATACTGGCGCTGGTAACTCTACGACAGATCGTATCTGCCTGATGGGTCACAAGGACGCAATGGTTCTGGTGGAGCAAATCGGTATCCGTTCACAAACTCAGTACAAGCAAGACTACCTTGCCACTTTGTTTACATCGGACACCCTGTACGGCGTTGCCGCACTTCGTGCAGCCGCTACTACTGGTGCAGCGCTGTCTTCTAGCGCCTATGCGTTGGCAGTGCCAGCCTAACCCCAAGCCCCCAGCAATGGGGGCATTATTTTTAAGGAGTTAGAAAATGGCAGCAGCAACAGCAGTTACCTCACGCAGAGGCAATGACCAGTTCCGAGGTCTTTTTTCAGACACTTGGTCTGTATCAGCAACGCTAAACGCATCGTCTTTGGCTGATGGCGCTGGTGAAACAAACACCATCGCAGTTCCAGGCGTTGCTCTGGGCGACATCGTGCTGAATGTAAGTATGGGTGTAGATGTCTCTGGCATCAGCATCACACCTTATGTTTCAGCAGCGGGTGTTGTCTCTATTCGTTTCCAAAACGAATCTGGCGGTACATTGGATTTGGCAAGCACTACTGTTAAGTGCATTGTTGTCCGTACTGTCTAAACTGGGGGCTTCGGCCCCCTTTTTTTAGGATAATCATGGCAACTTTTCGCTGTTTGCAATCAGGAACTACTGTAACTTTTACCCAGCAAGTGGACATTGACTCTATGCGTGGTCATCAGGGCTATGTGCGTCTGGATGAGCAAGTTGAGCCTGAAATCAAACCTTTGCCCATGCTAGCACCGCTCAAGAAGATGGGTCGCCCTCGTAAATCAAAAGGATAAATCATGTACGGTAAATCACCAAAAATGTCTTCAGCCAAGAAGACTGACACTTACAAAGACGCAAATAGTGCTGTCAAAGGTGCAAAAAAGCGTGGCGAACCAGCAGTTACTTTTATGATTGCCGTTGGTAAACCAATGCCAAAGCGCGGCCAGCGCACTGCTACAAACATGGCGAACAAGGCCAAAAAGAAATGAAGACCAAGGCTGAAAAGAAAATCAGCAAGGTCATGCGCGAGTTTAAGGCCGGTGAATTGACCACCAACAAAAAGGTGGTCAAGAATCCTAAGCAAGCATTGGCTATTGCGCTTTCACAAGCAAAGGTAAAGAAAAAATGAAAACGCCTGCTTGGCAGCGAAAAGAAGGCCAAGCCAAGGCTGGGGGCTTGAACGCAAAGGGTCGTTCATCCTATAATGCAGCAACTGGCGGCGATCTCAAACCTCCAGTGAAGTCGGGAGACAACCCTCGTAGGGCAC